GGGCTGGGCCGCGCGCGGGGAGTCGGCGCCGGTATTCAATCCGTCAGCCGCCAAGGTGGTTGACGGCGGGGTGCCAGTCTCCCAGATCCGCGATGGTGCAGCGGCAGCGCTCCGAAACAATACGCGGATGGTGAAGCCGAAATGAAGATCCCCACGAGTCCTATGGAACGCTTCCAGTTCTATCAGGACTTGATCGTCAAGTGCAACGCCAGCCGTGAATCGCGCCGGCAGTTCTACAAGACGATGCGTGCCTATTACCTCTTTGGCACGATGGAATACGGGCTTTCGAACGGGCCCAGATACAACAAGATTTACCCGCACATAGACCAGCTGACGTCGTTCATGTTCTCGCCGGAAACGACGCGCTTTACTCTGAGATTCGGCCCGTCGGTTAATTTCGATGAGACGAACAAGATCGTGCCCATGCAGGATGAGCTTCACCAGCAGTGGCATGACAACACGATCGACCAGCACGTGCGCAACGCTCTGCGCTGGGCCGGCTGCTACGGGATGATGTTTCTCAAGCTGCGGTGGAAGGCATGGAGGCGCAAACAAGCGAACGGCGAAATGGACGACGACGGATGCGTGCAGTCGCATCTGGTCGAGCCGAATAACGTCGGCGTACTGCGCGAAGATAAGGTAGGGCTCTACGCGCAGGAAGCGTTCTGCGAGACGTACTACCTCACTAAGTCGCAGCTGGAAAATGAATTGATGGCTGGCTGCCATCCCCGGGCGGCGGCGATCGTGGCAGCAGCACAGGCCGGTCATCAGGAAGACATCGGCACCAATGCGGGTCCGATCGACCGACTCATCGTGACGAACATCACTGGCGGCTCGATAACCGGCAATGCCTCACTGTGGGCGACGCCGCTGCAGTCCATGTACAAGCCAATCACGAGTGAGGACTTGGTGGAGATGCAGGAGCTGTATGTCTATGACGATTCGATATCCGATTATCGCGTCGTCACGATCATGCAACCGTCAGAAATAGTCTGGGACCGGCCTATCGAGAGGATATACGTCGCCAATACCCTGCCATATGTGCCGTTCAGCCTGAATCCGGCCTATGACTATTTCTGGGCACACTCAGAAACGGAGAAACTGATACCGCTGCAGGACATGCGCAATGAACGCATCGAGGATATTCGCCATCTGTTACGCAAACAGGCTCATCCACCGACCGGGGTTACAGGTGTTATGGGTGGCATTCCTGACGAGATGCAACTGGCACTCGACACCCCCAGCGGGATTCTGGCTCTCGACGGTGCGACGTCCGCGATCAAAGTCGAGCAACCTACCATTCCGACGGACATCTGGAAGGACGTCTCAGCGATCGACGACATGTTCAACGAAATGTCGGGTCTGCCTGCGGTAAATCAGGGGCGCGGCGCTCCCGGCGTAAGGAGTGAAGGTCACGCACAGCTACTCTCTCAGATGGGCTCGACTCGCGCGAAGGACCGCGCTCTTGTCGTCGAAGATTCGCTGGATGAGGTGGCGACGTTGATCGTTAAGCTGCTGCGCAAATACGACAAACGCCAGTACCGGGAGGACAAGGCTGATGGAGTGAGGTTCTTCCCCCATCAGTTTCCGGAAGACTTTGAGGCGAAGGTCGACGGGCATTCGAATTCGCCGATCTTCATCGAGAATCACGAGGCGCGCGTGTTCGCGCTGCTTGACCGGCAGGTCATCAATCCTGAATCGGCACTTGAACTACTTGACATCCCGCAGCGGGACTTGCTAAAGAAACGGTTGAAGGAAGACATTGAGCCGGCCAAGGCCAAAGCCGCGCAACAGGAGCATCAAATTGAGATGCTCAAAGCGACTAAGGGCCGACAGCCGGCCAATGGTCAAGGCGCTCCTCCTCAAGGTGCGCCACAACGCGGCGGGGAGATGCCCCCGCAATAGCGACGGCATAAGGGCACGTTGATAGAGAGGAGACGCACATGGCACGTCGTGGTCGTCGCGGTCGAAAGCACCGCTAGCTGGAATGAGGGGGCGTTCTCCGGCGCCCCCTTTTTCTTGACAGGGATCCTTGATTAGGTTCAGATTTCGCGCCAACCATGCCGCAAGATCCAAGGCCAGCGGGCGCACAGACACCGACACCGCAAGATGTCGGCAACGCCCCCGCCGCCGCCGGAATGATGACCCCACAGTCCCCGCAGGGCGAAACGGAAGCTGCAAAGCTGGATGTCTATCACGCGACCAAACTTCTGATGCGCGCGTGCGGGAAATTCGGGCCCAGCGAAGATGGCGACTACGTATTGAAAACCATGGCTAGCCTGATTAAGCATTTCGGGGACCATGAGGATGTTTCGGAAGAGTTCTCGCCGGCAGAACTTAAGCGTATGCTGGCGACGCTCGCGGGACCGGGAGCCGCCGGTCCCGGTGCCCCACAAACTCCTTCGCCGGGAGGTGGTGGTGCCCCGGCCCCGCCGGGTAGACCTCAGTAGGAGATAACAATGCCTGCTCAAAAACGTCTTTTCATGCCAGCAGATGGGCTTTCAATACGCGATCCGCTTACCAACGAGCGAGCGCACGGAAACATTATGAATCCGCGTCGCTACGCTGAATTCGGTGGCCTGACATCGGGGAATGCGCGGGGGTTTTTCTCATCGACGGCGACGCTCGGTAAACCGGGCTCGACTGAACGCGCGGTGCCGGTGAAGTAACGTGGCGAACGACGCGAGCCTTGAGAACCTTTCTCAAGAGCAACGGGCTGAACTCAACATCGGCCGGTTGACCCGGCAACTGCTTGTTGATCCTGATACGCGCGAGGCGACGGCGAAGCTGCTGCAGAAGAAAGACAGCACGCTGACGTTTCCCGATATCGCCGCCAAGGAAGAGGCTCGCAAAGCCCAAGAGAACGCCAATTCAAGAGTAGCCGAACTCGAAAAACGTCTATTGGAACGTGATGCGCGCGAGAACCTCGCTCGTCAGCACAAACGCATCGAGGAAGCGGGCCTTGATGTGAAGATGGTCAATGAACTGATGGAAAAACACGGTATCCCGCCGACGGATGAGGGTTACGGCATCATCATCGAACTAGTACAGCAGAGGCAGCATCTGGCTGAGCCGACACCAGAACAGTTTGCGCCGTTCAAGATTCCCAATCTCAAAGAGATGTGGAACGATCCCGTCAAGTGGCGGGAAGCGGAAGGTTACAAGGTTCTGAATGAACTGATTGCGCAGCGCAAGCGGGCGTAGTCAGGCCGACAACTACAAAGGGCACCAGCACGAGGCCGGCTACACGGTCTGACGTGAGGAGTGCCCGTCTATGCCATTCTCATCGGGGATAATGCCAACTGGTGCGAGTTTCACCGAATACTCCGCCATTACCCGCCGTGCATTCGTGCCGACGATGTACGTGCAAATCTACAACGCGAGCCCGACATTCGCGGCCCTGATGCAACACGCGAAAGTCGCCTCGGGCGGCATTTCATCCGTCACTGTGCCCGTGCAGGGTCAGGCCCTGACAGTCCCGCAGTGGGTGGGATTCGACGGGTCATTCTCCCAGCCGGCGAACATTCAGGGCATCCAGCCGGCCGAATTCAACCTCAAGGGCATGGTCACTCCGATCCCGTTCTACGGATTTGAGGGTGCAGTGCAGGCGGATCACGCCATCATTCCGCGCATCGAAGCAGTATTCAATGACGCGACGAACAGCACGGTCGACGTGCTATCGAATGCACTGTTCGTTAACGTCAGCAATGCCCAGCAGCTGATTGGCCTGAATGCGGCATTCGATGACGGGACGAATGCTGCGACCTACGGGAATATCAGCCGGTCGACGAGCACGTTCTGGCAAGCCAAGGTGTACAACGCAGGCGGCGTGGCGCCGACGCGCTCGCTGATCCTGCAATACCTTGTCGGCGTGAACAAATACGGGTCCGAAATGCCCACCATGGCGGTGCTGGGGCTCGGAACGTGGCTCAAGCTGGTTCAGCAGGACTATCAGGGATTGGAGTCCTACCAGATCCTGCCGGGAACTGGATTCGACACGGATGCTGATCGGCCACGCTCGCTGTTCCGCGCGCTGGACATCGGCGGAGTGCCGATCTATGCCGATCCGTACTGCCCAGAAGGGATCATGTACATCTGGCATTCCAGCTACACGGCACTGTATTTCCACAGCATGGCGAATTTCTCATTCACCGGCTTTGAATCTCTGTTGCCGGTGTATCAGATCGGCTACATCGGAGGCGTCGTCACACTGCTTGAACTGGTGTGCGCCAAGCCGCGAACAACCGGCCGCGTCGGAACTGTGGGCAGCGTGGGAACGCAGTTCACCTTTGCGACCATTTGATGGAGTGCACGAATGTCAGACCTTAAACTGCCCTATCAGGGGTCAGACCTAGAACCGGAACTGACTGTCACGCAGTTCGTAATTCCGGCCGGCGTAGGCGCGACTTATGCGGCGTCGAACAATATCGCTACGTTCACATCGAACGCTGCGCATGGATTGACGCTCACTCCGGCGGCAGGGGTCATGCCGAATTACTTCATCACTTTCGGTGGCTCGACGTCTGCCATTACCGGAACCGGGGTGCTGGTGGGAAATGTTTTCCGCATCCTATCGATTCCTTCGACGACGACCTTCACGTTCTACTGCACGATCACGGCAGCGACCGTGACGTCGGCGACGGTCATCCCGATCTTCTACCCCAACTTCCTTGCCAGTTTCGGCTCATCCTTCGCGGGTGGCCCCACGCAGACTATTTCCACCGTGGTGACGCCGTTCCCGCCGCCGCAGCTGACGGGAGCCATGGTCAACGCGCGCTGCGGAGCGAACTGTGCCGTGCGCGTAAACACCGACAACAACGCTTTTATCCTTGACCCACAGTCAACGCCGGCATCGGGGACACCGGGAACCGCGCCGACGTGGCGTGATCAGGTGTCGGCGTCTACGAACGGTCAGCTGTGGATAGCTCCTCCCGGTGGCGCCGTCTGGGCGAACGGCACGACAGCGACATCGACGTTCAACGTCATCAATTGATGACGAGGTAAGGGCACATGGCGAAGCTGGAATTACACGTCGAGAACTTCATTCGGGTCACGCAGACGACCGGAGTGGACATCGAAGGCCGTTATGACGGGGAGAATTACATTTTCCGTCACAACGTCCCCAATGATGTCCACATGGACGTCGCGCGTCACGTCTTTGGCTTCGGCTTACCGGAGCGATCGGACGACCCGAAAATTCAGGACAAGATGCCGGCGCTGCTGCGTCTCGGCTGGGTAGCATCTAGCGGCGACACCAAGGCGGGACTCGATACGCTGCGGACGCAGGTACGTTTCGAAGAAGTGCCGCCGTTCCCGCATTTGTTACGCTTGCGGAAACCGGAAGAGAATTCCGGCCTTCCACAGATGGAACTGCCGGAGTCGACAGAATCACCAGATGCGCGGGTGCCCTCGCCTATAGGTGGTGGGAAGACGGGAGCCGTGACGGCTGCGGCTCCCGATCAACCCTCGCGCAAGATCAAAGACGGGAACCACTAGGGCAGTGAAATGTGGGAGCGCTCAGCACCTACCTGTCCCAAGTGCAGAACAACCTGCTGCACGATCCCAACGGGCTCCTCTGGTCTGCCGCTGAAGTAACCGGCTACATCAACGAAGCGCGCAATCGGGTCTGTCAGGACTCGAAAGCGTTGCGTCAGGTGCTGCTGTCGAGCACGTATCCTGCGATGCTGTTCTCGCAGGGCGTGGAATTCTACACCCCACAGACGTTCCTGCCTGCGCCATTTGGCGCGAACCTCGTCGACGTCATGGGGATTTCGGTCATCGTGAACAACGAGCGACTGAAGCTGCAGTATCTGCCGTACACGCAATTCGATGCGTTCATCCGTGGCTGGGTGAACTTTCAGGATTGGCCGATAGCTTTCACGCGCATCGGCGCCACGCAAATCTGTGTTGGCCCCGTGCCGAACCAGAATTACCCCTGCGACTGGGACGTCGCGGTTATCCCGGTCGCGCTTGTGACCGACGCCGATCCTGAACCTATCCCGGTGCCCTTTACGGAGCCGGTGCAGTATTACGCGGCTTACAAAGCTAAGTTAAAACCGCAGGCGCAGGGTGAGGCCAAGTATTTCCTTGACCTCTATCAGGAGATACTGAAGCGCTGTGCGCTCGCGTGGGCCAGCCGCATCATCAAGAATCCCTATTCGAAGTTGCCGTAATGGGCCAGATACCGCAACCGAATGCTGGCGCCCAAGGGGATCCGGCCCCTCTTCTCAACAAGACATTCAGCGCATTTAAGGGCGTGTACACGCGCGCGTCGCGCACCGCGATTCCCGATGATTATTTCTACGACTTAGTGAACATGATTCCGATCGGGAATCAGAACCTGCATGTCGTGCACAACCTGTCCTCGGCGCTAGTTGACTACACTACGGACACAATTTATTGGTCGCAGGGAGTCAACCTCAACGGGGTCGAATATCTGGTGAACTTCGCCAGCAACGGCAAGGTTTTCTTCTACAACATCAACGCGCACACATCGGCACAGGTAAATGTCGGCAATTTGCTTTCTGGTGCCGGCTCGCAGTGCGACCAGTGGCAGAACACAGCGATTCTCTTCATTGATTCAACGGGGTATTACTCTTATGACGGAGCGACATTTACCAAAATCACCGGTGCCGGAGTCCCTACTGCCGGACAGTCTATTGCGGTCTATGCGCAATATGTCTGGATCGTCAACAACCGGCAGCTCTACGTCACAGGGAACGGCGGCGGGATCGGCTACGTCGCGGCCAACTTTACGGCTGCCAACGGGGCGCAAGTCGTCACGCTTGTGGACCCACAAATCCGGTCAACGGTTTCGCGGCTGAAGGCCCAGAACGGCTATCTCTACCTGATTGCGCAGTCGTCGATCAATGCGATATCGGACGTGTACGTGCCGAGTGGCGCATCTCCTCCGACACCACTGTTCTCCAATCAGAACATCCAAGCACTGATAGGCACGGACCAGCCGGCGTCGATTTTCGCTTACGACCGCTATCTGATGTTCGCCAGCAAATACGGCGGCCATACGCTATTCGGCGTGTCGGCGCCCAAGGTGTCGGGCGACATCGATGGGACGTGGCAGTACGTTGACTTCACGCAGCAGATATCCGGCGGGCAGGTAGTCGTTGAAAGCATTCTGTGTGGCGCGTTTCTGCTTAAGCAGACCGGCGATCCGACATTTGGGAACCGCAACATAATCGCCCTGTGGTTCCAGCAGTCAGACACTGCGCCTCAGACCGGTGTCACTGAGAACACCGACATTTGGTGGTTCTGCAATTTCGGAGCGGTGACGTTCATCGTGACTGGAATGGTAGCCAATGAGCCGGCGCTATTTGGCTTCATAGGAAATAAGCTGTACCAGTTCTTTGTCGACGAGAACAATCTCCCGGCGTCCTCGGCTACTACGAAGCTGTGGCCGATGGAAGATGAACTGGCGCGCAAAGAAGCGATCACGGCCGGCGTGGAATTCTACGCATTCAACACCGGTACTAATGTTGCACTGTCTTTAGATACTGAATTTACCAGTATACCGCTGACGTTAAATCAGAATCTGGCAACTGGAAACTGGATCAACCAATTCGGTGTGCAGGGCCTCTGGATCAACAACGCACTGCAGACGGGCGGCTGGGTAGCTCCCGGCCTGTTCCTGCTGGTGACAGACGCTCAGGGTGGTTTTGGGAGACATGTCGGCCTGACACTTACGTTCACCGGTTTTCACGCTGAGACGCATCTTTTGGCACTCGATTACAAGATACGGGACCGTTGGCTATGAGCAAACCGCTACCTTCACAGAACGCTTTTGCTGGGCTGGCGCCACCGTGGTCGTTGGCGAACCTCGATAGCAATTTCACGAACGTATGGAATGCGATCGATGATATCGGCACCTATAGCCTGTATGTCATCGATACCGGTGTCGTCAACGCTCTGCAGGTGACGATCAGTGCGCCGCTGACTGTCTCTTTGGTGGATGGGTTAACGCTAGATATCAAGGTAGCGAACACCATCACCTCCGGTACTCCGACGCTGCAGGTGAATGCGTTAGGCGCAAAGACTATTACCAACGGTGACGGGACAGGATTACAACCTAATCAGTTGGTTGTCGGGGGGATATACCGCCTCATTTACAGTGCCAGTGCAAATGCGTGGGTGCTCGTCGGCTATTCGCTCGGTAGCTTCAACCAAGTGCGAACGAAATTGGCAAGCACGTCACGCGCAAATACTGTGGTGTTGGCTAACGATCCGGATTTGCAGGTGAACCTGACAGCCACAGGGATTTATACCTATGAGGTATACCTTTCCTGCAACACTCCGGGGGCCACTGGGGGAACACCGGGGATACTGTTTACGTTAGCGTACAGCGGCACTCTCGATCCGGCGGCGGCGAATTACACTCTATTCTCAGGCGTAACACAGAATTCTGTGGCGCCATCCATAGTCGCGTTTGGCTCGGCAGCCTCTGAACCTCTAGTTGGTGGCAGTGTTGTCTCAAATACTCTTATATTCAAGGGGGGCATTAAAACATCAACGGCAGGACTTTTTTCCCTGCAGTGGGCGCAGAATCTAACCAGTGCCAACGCGACGATCGTGCAGGCTGGTAGTTATATGGTGGTTAAGCGGTTGGCATGACGATTCAAATCTATCCGCAGGCGGCGCACTCGGAGTTGTTCTACGACTTCGATGATCCGCGTGGGGAAGAGAATTTCATCATGTGGCATCACATGAGGCACAGGACATATGACCTCATCTTATCGAAAGCCGGGACGACGCTCCCGCCGCTGGATCTTACGGGGGCGATTGATTCTGATTGGCTGCTACGCCATGCCAATCGCCATACGACGCTCCGAAAAATCGCCGGTACGGTAGTGCTCAACGGAACGGTAGGACTCAAGACGGTCAGCTGGGAAAACCAATCTCAGCGCATCGATTGGTTGAGAATTCACGCGATCGATCATCAGAACATCGATGCGTATTTCGGGCTGACATGAACATCAACACCGGAAATCAGAATCCATTACTGGGGAGTGCTACAGATGTTCTGGGCATCTATGGTGGCTCGCGTCAAGGCGGGGTTGCAGGAGACGTACGCGCTGGTGCGTCGGCGGCTTCTCTCGGTTCGCGACTGGGTGCACTCCCGAAAGAAGTCGGGTACGGGGCAGGAATAGCGACGGACGTCCTCGGCATCTACTCTGGAGTAAAGCAGGGTGGGGCCATGGGCGACCTCACAGCCGGCGTGAATGCCGCCAAGCTGGGGGCAGACACGGGACTGCTGCCTTCTGAAGTGGGGGGGATCGCAGGGGATATAGCCGCCCCGCTGGCGCTCTACAATTTCGCCAAGGGATGGAAGTCTGGTGCGACCGGGAGTGATGTACTCCTCGGAGCGCAGGCTGGCGGGGCGATAGGCTCGATTATCCCCGGCGTGGGGACGCTCATCGGCATGGGCGTTGGTGCCGCCGTCGGTGCGGCTAGCTCGCTATTTGGTCCCGGCAAGCAGGATCCTGAAACGATCGGCTGGGATCAGTACGCCGCAGCCTACAAGCAGCACGGCGCGGCGGGCGTAACGGGCGCCTCTCCGTCGACGAATTACCAGATGCTCGCCGGCATCTTCGATGCGCGCGGGTCGAATATCCCGTTCTATGGCAAGTACGGCCGCATGGGCGAAAACCAGTTCATGCAGGGCATGACGCAGACGATCAATCAAGCGCTCGCGCGCGGGCAAATATCTCCCACGGATTCACCTCAAGCGATCTATTCAAAAGCCGTAGAACCGTGGATCAATGCCATGAGCCCCGGCGGTTGGAAAGACACCAGCACTATTCAAGGTGCGCCGGAGAAACAAGCGATTGGGAACCTGCTGACTCAAATGATCGGTGAATATCAGTCGGGTCAGCAGGGGCAATGGACCGGGGTGTCCGGTCAGGCTCCGCAAGTGCAAGGCTTTGGGTCATTGGGAAATACCGCAGGCAGTGCGCAGGGCCGCACAGCTAGAGTACAGTCTACCGTCGGGAGTAACTCCGCCATGGCAGCAGGCCAGCCTTTAAAAATCGGTCCCAACTATCAGACGAATGACCCGACATCGGCTGCACTCATGGGTGCCGGAGCCTTGGGCGCTTCTGCGATACCGGGAATGATGCAAAACCCGTCCGTCCCGCAGCCGCCACAAGCTGGGACTAGTACGCAGGACTCCCCAGACGGAACCGCCGCCTCTCCCGGCAGTCTGGGGTCCAATCTCTTCGGAGCGCCGAACGCTAATGATCCCTTGTCCGGTCTGGGGACGTATGGGGTTTTGACCGGACTCGGTCTGTTTGGCGCCAATCAGGCGACGAAATCTAATCAGGCAGCGGTTTCCCCGCTCTATTCTCTGGGTCAACCAGCCGTTTCTGCGGGCAATACCCTTTTGAATCGGGGACTCACGGGGCAGTTGACTCCGCTACAACAACAGAATCTCACGACGACTCAGCAAGCTGGACAATCGCTGATTCAGGGCTCGACGCAGGTGGGTCAAATCGCCGGTCAGGACTTCACGCAGTACCAGAGCGGCACCCTAAAGCCGGGGGATCAGGCGCAGCTCGATGCACAGGTCGCAGCTGCTAAGGCGCAAGTGGTGCAAACGCTCGGACCAAATGCGGATTCGACGACCGCAGCGACCTATTTCGCGCAGATTGACCAGCAAGCACTAATGACCAAACAGCAAATGCTGAATAGTTATTTCGCTACCGGGAATCAGGCATACGACTCATGGCTGACGGGCACGCAGGCGGGCCAGCAGACGATCATTCAGGGTCAGCAGTACGCTATTCAGCAGGTCGACCAGAATTTCCAGAATGCGTTCTCGGCCTTTGCTGTCGGCGGCGCGCCAATCATGCAGGCAGTGGCCGACACGCTACAGTCAAATTCTCAAGTTGCGGGCGCCCTAAGCAATTACTCGGCGAACCTTGCCAAGGCTTATGCCTTGCAGAAGGCAGGTGCGGCGGCCGGGGCAGCGGGAGCGGCCGGGGCTGGCGCATCGCTACCAGCATCGAGCTATGTCGGCGGTAGCGCGGCCGATCAAACGAGCATGGCGACAGACATCAATGCGGCTGGAACTGCCGCGACGTCGCAAACTAGCTCTGATGTCATGAGCCAGATCAACACCAGTTTCGCTAATGCTCCCTACGGGGACCAGACGACCGGGTACGCCTCGTACACCGGTTACGGGATGTGAATATGGCTGACACCTTCCAGCCGGATCCAACGGACCCTTTGTGGAGTCTGGGCGGGGACGTACTGCAGGGCATTCCCGGCGCCGTCACGGGACCGTCCACTCCTTCCGTCCCTCAAGCTAAGGCCACTCCTGCAAAGCCTTCCGCGCCATCCACTCCCAGCGATGAAGCGCGCTATGACAAGCAAATGGCTGAGTACAGGAAGGAAGTCGCAACGGAGGGAGAACGTGAACGCGCCGCTGCGCAGGATATAGTCTCCGAGACGCGCCGATCGGGTGAGCAGCAGGTTTCTCTAGCGCGGGAATTTCAAGCCTCACAGCAACCGTTCACGGAGCCGCCGCCGCATTCTCAAATCAACGAAATCATGTCCGGCGCTCCATGGATGTTCGCGCTGATGGCGATCGGCGGCAAGGTATCCGGCGCCGGGGGCCTCGCTATGATGGAGGGGCTCAACGGGATGTCATCGGGTCTGATCGCTGGCGATGAAGCGGCACTCAATCGCGCATATGAGAAATACAACGCGAATTATGAGCGGTGGAAAGCTAACAGCGATCAGCAATACAAAGTTTATCAGGTGCTCTCGACTGCCTATGCGGGTCAATCTGATGCGAATCTGCGTGCGTTGACGAGTGCTTTGCAGGTCACAAACGACACCTCGCAAAACCTCCTCAAGCTGGATGATCCGGCGACGTATTGGACGATGAAGACGAAGATCGAGGAGGCGCACGCGCGCACGACGGAAGCCATTGCACAGCGGGATTTGGTACGCGCAAAGATCAAGCAGCTCGACCAATTCGGCAAGCCGCCGAGTAACTACCGCTGGAAGATGACACCGGATGGTGAGTTAGCGACTGATGAGACAGGGCGGCCGGTCGCCGAACCGATCCCCGGCGGCCCGAAAGATCCTAAGAGCGCCAGTGGCAGCGGCATGGGCTCGCGCGCCGAACAGCAGTTCGACCGTATCGTGCAGGGCGCCGCGCAGGCTACACAGGAAGTGCAGAACATAATGAACTTGCCGATTACTGTGCAATCAGGTTGGCTGGGCAGGCCGGAAAAGGGCAGTATTTTGGACGCGAGTAAGTCTGGTCTGGTCAATGCGATGACGTCGCAAGAGGTACAGGACTACCAGACGATGGTCACTGGTATTCAGCGCAATCTCGCGGCGATCGAAGCGGCGGGACTGGCGCCCAGTGGTTCACTGACTCACATGATGGATGCAGTGGTCATTCAGCCGGGACAGTCGAATCTGACAAAGCTGCGCAAGATGGCGCAAATCAGGCAGATCGTCGAGAAAGGGACTGAACTCTATCTCTCTAGTCCCAAAGTTTCAGAACCACAAAAAGACTATATCCGGCAGATTGTGTCTCAGATGCGTAAGGCAGTGCCATACACTCAGGATGACGTGACGAAATTAGAATTCGGTAACAATCCCAAAACGACCATAAGAGATGTGATGCAGCAGTCTGGGTTGGCCGGTGCGGCCGAAACCCCGCCAGCTGGCAACGCGCTGCTGTTTCAACAGGCTGATGCAATAACGTCAGGACAGCAGTGATGGCTACCGCAGCAGAATATGCCCAGTGGATCACGAAGAACGCCGACAAGCGCGGTAGTTCCCAATTCGAAACTGTTGCTAAGGCGTATCAGGCGAAGCGCAAAGAGGAAGAGACTCAGGGTCTGCAGGGAATGCAACGCCCACCAGTCCAACCATCGGCACAGCAGCCTGATTCCCGTAACCCGACGATCACGGGGAACGAGGGAGACGTGTTCACGGAAGGCGGAGCGCAGGCGGCGGCGACCGGAAAAATGGATCCGGGGACTAGCTCAGTGGTGCGTCCGCTGGCAAAGGGTATTTTCGGGGCCATTTCCTTCATACCAGACATCGCTACGGACATCGGCAACGCCATACCGGGGTTAGGCCCGCTGGTTGAGCGCCCGTCGGATCACTGGAATAGTATCGTCGACAAATACACTTCCGCCCCCAGTGCAGGGATGGGGAAGTTTGCGGAGGGATTCAACGAAATACTGGCTAGCGGGGGTGTCGCAGGACTCGATCGCAAGCTGCTGGGGATCGCTGAAAAGGAAGGGGGCCGGGTCTATAGCAAGATCACCTCTCAGGCCGCTCAGGACGCGCACACGGCCGGCTACAAGCTGTCTCCTGCCTACATCGGCGGGAAGCTGGCAAAGGACATTCAGACCATGGCCGGCGGCCCCAAGGTGCACATGACCAATTCGTCGTTCAACGAGGAGGTCAGTGACCGGCTCGCCAAGGCGGAATTGGGCCTTACGCCGGAGACGGATTTGGATGAAATCACCTTCAAGCGACTGAAACAGGAAGCCTATGAGCCATATGCGGTCTTCGACACGATCGGGGACGTGACTACTAGCCGGAATTACCGCGACAAGATCGATGCGGCTGGCGGACGTTTCGCCAACCGGGGGAAGAGTTTCGGAGGCTCACGCTTCGAATCGATCGAAAAGGAAAAGGCCAACTATAAAACCATGTGGTTCAATGCCGGCGAGGCGAAAGATGAAGTGCGCGAACTACGGCGCCTGTCGAGAATGAATCTACGGAACTACAATCCAGAAGCGAATGCGCTGGGACAGACTCAGCGAGAGATTTCCGACGCTATCGATGAGGAATTGCAGCGCGTCGCGCACTTGACACTGAAGGATCCGCACGCGATCGACCGGTTACGCGCGGCTCGCGTGGCACTATCGAAAATCTCGTTTGTCGAGGATTCCATGGGACCGGGCGGGCATGTGCGTGCGTCCGATTATGCTCTGGGAATTGAGAGGAAAATGCCCCTCTCGGGGGGCCTGAAGACGATCGGCATGACCGCGCGCAACTTCAAAAAGGACGTCCAGAGCGTCAGCACCACAGGCGAAACCGGCGAATTCAGCGCTATCGATTACCTACTGGGCGGCTCGGGCATGGTTTCTGGGCATCCCAAGATCACTGGCCTGATTCTGGCGCGCCCAGTCAGCCGCTGGGCATTGGGCACTGAAACGGTGCAACGTAAGATGTTGAAGAACATGCGCGGGGGGAAACGAAGCACTGCGCGCGAGCTGGCCCGTGGAATAGGCAGTGGTGCCGCGATTATGGGGTACGAAGACTTTGGAGCACCGGATGACGGAGAAGACTGAGGGGCTTGACCAGACGATCGCGTTGCTCAACGGGATGCTGGAGACAGCGGCGACCGTGAAAGAAAAGTTACAGATTGCAGACAGATTACTGAGAGCTTACAGTCTTTTGTACAAGCACAGTGACGAAGGAAAAGGCGGGAAATTCGCAAGCCTCGACCCAGCTAAAATTTGAATTCAGTAAGGGCACGGTAATGGCAACTGACGCAGCGAGCATTCTGAGCATCGCTCTACAGGTACTGTCGACGAAGATTCTGGTACTGGTGACGCTTGGGATCAATGCAGGATTGTTCTTTTGGTCGATGTGGTATCACAGTTGGATATCTCTAGCGGTTGCCGCTTCATTTTCAGTGCTGGTATTCCTGCCAGTGCTGTACAGGAGTGAACGCCATGGCCCCAAGGATCACGAAACGTCGTAGCTCGATCACAAACGAGCGTCCAGCGACCCCCACGTCACCGGGGATCATGGACAATTTCATGAACTTCCGGTTCAACCATCGGACGCAGCGCAATATCCGGCCGGATGTACTCGGCCGGGGTAGCGATAGCGGGGTTAACTGGGGGCCCACGAATGCCAGTGGGAAGCCGGATGTATCGCGCAACGCGAGCACCGGGGACAACTTCAACGGTACGGACTTCGATGACCCCGGCAGCATAGAAGTCAATAAGGGGTGAACCATGGCTGGCGTAATGTCATTTGCCCCGCAGTCGAACACGATTCAGCTGCAAACCAACGGCGTCGCCAGTACAGCAAACTCGACGCAGATCAGCCTCGCCAATCTGGGCCTCACGGTCACATTTCCACCTCAAATCTGGATCGTGAATGCCGGCGGCACGAACATTTTCGTGTCGTTCACGACTGCCACGACGACGATCGCACTGCCATCGGCGGGGGCTGGAAACGGTAAACTGGGCTGGTTGCTGGTCCCCAATGTCGTGCAGACGTTCACGCTGCCTACGGGCCAGACACTCTGGGTCAATGACATCTCGACGGGCACGTCAATTCCGTACTACTTCATGCTGGGAGAAGGCATGTGAGTGTAAGAGGTGGCGGAGGTGGTGGCGTCATTGCCGGCACCGGGACTGCGCAAGGCGTCGTCTCGTTTGCGAACTCCAATGGCGTGACTTTCGGCGTATCGGGCGGAACTCTTACCGCTACTGTCAATCCCGGCCCAGCTGCTGGGATCGGCGGCGTTATCGCCGGCACACAGACGCTCACCTCTCAGAGCGTCAGCTTCGTTAACAGCAACAACATCAGTTTCGGTCTTTCGAATTCATCGAACCTCACCGCCAGCTTCCAGCCGGGAGTATCGGCGCTATCGGCCGGCACGCAGAATGCCACTAGCGGACAGGTGGTATTCAGCAATTCAAATAACATGTCGTTTGGGCTGTCGAACAGTTCGATAGTCACAGCTTCATTCAGTGACACCGCTAATATCGGTACGAATACGACGTTCGCTGGCACCAACGTCAGCGGATCGATCACGATCAATACCGCTGGCCTGAATCTGGCTCTGAGTGCTGCAGCTGGAGGTGGTGGCGGCGGCACGCTCTCTGCGTTCTTGCTGGGTAACACTCTTACCGGTAACAGCACCAGTTCGTCGATCAATGAGGTGAGCTACTCGGTACGCGGGCTAAATGCGGCATACGTGGGACTCTCCGCTGGCACCTTGCAGGTAGGCGTGCCGAATTACTTCGCGGGCGTATCGAATATCGGTAACACGTCCGGTAACACCGGAATCCAGTCTCTTCAGATGGTGTTAGCTGGCGGAGCCAACATCACTCTCTCTGTCTCGACTCAAACCGCGAATAATGGTCTATACGGTACCTGCACCGTACAGACGATCACCATCAGCGGCGGCGCCGGTGGAGGCGCCAACACTCTGACGGTCTACGGGACTGGAAACACCACTCAATCGACCTCTGGAACTATGCCGCTCTCATCCCTTGTGGTGAGCGGAGATGGCATCGTTTCAGCCGGCATGACCGGTAACACACTGGTCATCTCCGCGCCACAATCGGCCGCGTTCACATCCTTTTCAGGGGGCGTTTCGACCGGCGGTAACACTTCTGGAAACACAGGCGTAGTCACGGGCCAGCTGGTTCTGGCCGGCGGTAACAACGTAACGCTCTCCGGCTCGACCAATGCCGGGTCCATGACTGTCACCATTTCGGCCGGCGCCGGTGGCGCTGCCAATTCGATGACTGGTTACTGGTTGGGTAATTCCCTTACCCCGTTCACCTCCAGCGGCACGCTCGCCCTGTCCAGCGTTGTCGTTCAGGGCTCCAGCGCGACCAACAACAATAACGCTCTCTATGGAGGTATCAGCAACGGGTCATTACAGCTCGGAGTGCCGCCCCTCTTCATTGGGGTTTCTAACATAGGAAACACTTCCGGAAACACCGGCCTGCAATCGGGTCAAGCGGTTTTTGCTGGAGGCAATAACATCACGTTGTCGGTGTCTACCCAGACAGCTGCCAACGGCATATTCGGCACGCAAACATATCAGACGATCACGATCAGCGCGGGTGCCGGCGGCGGCGCTGGGACTAACACCTACTTCGCTACCGGCAATACGGTCTCATCGTCCAGCGGCACAATCGCCCAGTCTTCGATGATAGTGAATGCTCTTGGTGGAGTGAGCGCTGGCATATCGAATGGCTCACTTCTGATATCTGCCCCCGCAACGTCGTCCATTTCCGGGGCTTCTGGCATCACGGTCCAAACGAATGCCTCGACGATATCGGTGGGCCTCGCGCCGGCTAGCGTGTTCGCGGTGGGGAACACTACTCAGACGTCGAGCAATTCCGTAAATCTGTCGTCGTTCTCAATCAGCGGAGCCGGCCAAGTGTCGGTTGGGCTGTCCAACGGTTCGATCGTGATATCGGCTTTGCCGCCGCAGTTGTCCATGTTCCAAGCGCTGGCTATGGATAACGTATTCACGTTAACAACCAGCAACCAGAGTTCCAACGGCGTCATCGGCGTCGCACCGATTTCGAATCCATATCCATTCACGGCGACGCGCGCCGACATGTTCGTGACAGTGTCTGTTTCCAGCAGCAGCAATTCTTCTTGTTCAGCGAACTTCTCGTTCTACGTCGGCCTGTACACGCGCAACGCCTCGACGCTCTCGCTTGCGACGTCCGGCTCGCAGTCTTATGCGATGCAGAATACTTCCAATAACTCTTTCGGTTCGCTCACCGGCGCCCGTCGTATCTCTGTGCCGATCAATGTCAACTACACTGGCGGAGATGTCTGGTACGCGGTCATGTCGAACACGACGTTTACTAATGCGAACTGGATAACGTTGTGCGGAATGGGCGCGCAGTTTGGTAGCAATTACGGCTTGCTCGGAGCCGCGACGACTACCACTGTCCAAATGCTGCCGGGAATGGGATCGTGGTCGACGACTTCGGCTGCGTTGCCGGGATCCATGGCGTTTTCGCATTTGACTGGCCTCAGTCCCAGCTTTACCGTCAGCCTGCTGAATTTCCATAACTTCACGGCTTAAGCCATGACCGTATTGGTTGATAGTCTCGGCCGCGTCATCGAGACTGGAGGGACAGCGTTTGTTCCCGGCGGCGGCGCGACGATGGCGGATCCTGCAGCCGTGTGGCCGGGGCAAATAGGGCTCACGACTTACTCGTTTGGTTGGGATGGAACTACGTCTTCGGCTACCGCGACCGGAACGATGTCAGGTGGGAGCACGAGCGCGACACTAACTGCTCCGTTCAGTGGACTTACCGATACAAATTACGTTTTGGAATTTACCAACGGAAATATTTTAGAACGACACACCGGAGGAAATCTCACCAACGGCAGCACAGCGATCAGTTGGAGTGGCGGGCTTGGATTCGTTGCGATCAGCTCGATCAAGGTCATCTGGAATCACATCAACATTTATCGCAATGGCAGCTTACTTCGCTCCAATCAGGTACAGGATCCTTTCGGGAATACCATGGGCGGCTACATGGATGGTTGCCCACCTAGCACAGCGCTGACTCCAAACACGACGTACACCTATGTAGTCAAGTCTTTCAATCCGGCGACCAGCGCTGAGAGCCCCGGTATCACGATAGGACCGATTACTACGCTGGCGACCGGCGCTGCTGCCCTGCCTACGGCGCCGACGAATCCTGACAGCTGGATAGTACCGCCATCTCTGCCGACAGGTGGCACGACGTGGACGTGCACGGTACTCACACCGGGAGATACTGCCGGCACGGGACCGGGAGGATCGGTCAATTGCTCGCTGCAACATGCTATCAATGGTTATGCCCCCGGCGACGTTATAGTTCTGACGGCCGGCGCAACGTATGACACTGGTGCTAGCGCTGGGTATTTTTGGCCTCAAGTCTCCAACCCCAGCAATAAGTGGACATACATTGTTTCCAGTCAGGCAAAGGAGTACATCGGCGCGGGCGGAACTCTGCCAGCGTATAGCTACAACACCAACCTCGGCGCAGGGATTTCCAATCTCAGCAGTGGTGCGGGAGGGAATTGGGTACACAACACCGACACGGGATCGATGGCACAGATTCAATGCTCTGTAGTAAATGGCGTATCACTGACTCTCAACCAAGGCGCGAATTATCTTAGATTCATAGGTATCTGGTTCCGTCCACCTCTGACGAATGGAACCATGACACTGGCTGTGACTGCTATCCCAAGCACCGGCGCCACTAGCGCGACACTGACGGCGGGATTCCCCGGCGTTACCAACACATCGGGTTTCTGGCTCATCTTTTTCCCCAGTGGGGAGACGCGCTCGGTCAACATGACGAACGGCAGCACGGCAGTTAACTGGAGCCCGGGGCTCGGCTACACGCAGTCATCCGCGAATCTGCAATTCATGTTCACTGGCTGGGCTAACCAGTATTGTGTGCAGATGCCGTTCCCCACGATCGGCTCGCCGAGTCCGACGCCGGCTAATAACATTGCCTTCGATCGCTGCATGACCGGCTGTGATCCAACGCAGATTTTCGCGTCGAGCGGTTACAGCTTCAGTCGCTACGGGTTTCACGTCAATTGCAATAACCTGCTCATTCATCAGTGCTACTGTCAGGGTCATAGCGATACATGGGACGGGCTCAGCTCCCAAGCGGCCACGTTCACGGCGGGACCGGGAATCGGGGCTGGCGGCGCCACGCTGACGACTAACTGGGGAACGAATCCCAACGGGCAGAATCAGGGGTCAGGAACTTTCCGTTTCGTGTTCAGCAGTGGTGAGGTGCGCGATACGGTATGCACCTCCGGCAATGCCAGCGTCACGTGGAGTCCAAACCTTACGATCGCAGCAACCACAGCCGCCAATTTTATTCTTCCGCAGCTGACTGGATATCCGGTCAACGAATCACACGCGATCTTTGGGCATGGCGGTCAGAACGTTTGCGTGCAGAACAGTTACCTGTCAGCGGTGACTGAATGCTGGTTCACGGGCGGCGTCGAGATAGATCCTCTGAATCCACCGCGCGACTGGACGTGCCGTTACAACTGGCTTGGCAAGGATTCGACATGGTTCACGAATTCCAGCGGCGCAGATTTCAAGAACATCATGGAGCACAAAGCGATCAACCGTATTGAGGTATACGGTTCAGTGTTCTCCTACTGCGCCATGGCGTTCGTGCAGTCGCAGCGCGGTCGATGCTTCGTGTTCTGGGCCAATGACCAGATGGGTAATAATGGTTGGGTTCAGGGAACGGACGTGAACGTCCATGACAACCTGATTCTCCACACCGGGGGCATGGCGTATCCCTCTGGTCCCACCGGAGGTGTCACGGCACAGAATGGGGGTGTCTACTGGACCCAGTGTGCCCGAATGCGGTTCGTGAACAACCTGTGCTATCTCGACGTGCCAGACCTGTCAGCGATCGGTAATACCAGCACGCAGCCGTTCTGCACTCACCTCGCATTCAATGTCCCAGATCAAATCTGGGATCACAACACCTACATCGTTAACAGTTCCAATGCGTTCTGGTCACAAGCGCAGAATTACGGCGTATACGGTTACTTCAACAACGGGATCAGCGTATTCAACTATGCGTCTGATGGGTTTACTCCCAACGGCCGACAGATTTACTCGGATCGCATAACGATCACTAACAATGTCTTCGACGCTGGCAACGCTTTCACGGGTGGCGGCTTAGGCCACGGCGCGTCTACGTTCAGCACGCTATTCCCGAATACCCCAACATCGGGTTTAGTAGATTACAACCTGTACACCGGCAGCAGCCCAGACGCAACTAGCTATTCTACGAACGATAAACCTAACGTCGTGTACGCCAGCTGTGGCTTTGCGAATTTCGTCAACAACACCACATTTCCCGCGAATCCGCATGACTGGGTCATCACGAGCGGCACATATGCCACTGCGGCAAGCGATGGCGGGCCGATCGGATTCCGTGGCTATTACTTCGTCTCAACGACTTCCCCGCTACCGAACGCAACGCATAGCGTGGCATACTCGACGACTCTGGCGACGACCGGCGCGACCGGCGCGCAGACGTGGACAATGACATCGTGCACGCCGAATACCGGTAACTGGCTGTCAGTGACTAATTCAGCCACCGGTGCTATTGGCGGGACACCGGGAGCGGGCATCGCTGGAGAAATAGAGATTGCGACGTTCTCTGTCACCGACAGTGCGACGCCTCCGCGCACGATCACGAAAACCCTGTTTCTTTACGTGGTGTAACTATGCCAGCACCAGCGGTCGTACAAGCCTGCGGGGCCTCGGGTAACTCGGGAGCAAGCTTGCCGCTTACGGCTGCTTTCCCGTCCAATGTGACTCCCGGTAATTTGATCGTAGTTTATTTCGGTGGGGCAGCGAATCGCACGTTCACCATCTCAGACGGCACCAATAATTACGAACAGGATATATATCAGGGGCCACGTGAAGCGATTGGTATTGCCGCGTGTCCATTCATTTTCCTTGGGCAGGGCGGCTCTCAGGCCGTCACCATGTCGATCACGCAATCTGGTGCAAACACGGCTGCAGCGTTCATCGCTGAAGAGTGGACTGGTCTTGGCTACGCGGCTCAGGTGCCTCCCGGTACCGCAACGGCAGCAGCCACGAATAGCGGTGCCAGTAGCGTCACTACAGGGACCGGAGGGACGACTACCACTATCCCATTCGCAGGCATGCTCGCGCTCTCTTGCTTAGCGACAGCCGGGGATCCCGGCACCACTACGACGATGTCTGTGGCGAGCCCATTCACGGCGTCGACAAGCAGTCCGCAACGTAACGCCACGATCGGTATAGCCGCAGGCTGGTGGATAACGACATCGAATGCCGCTGTGACGGCGACTTTTAACTGGACTAACGCTTTACAATACGGCGGAGCGACTGCTATTTATTTCCCCACGTGGAGCGCCGGTGTAGGCTGGACGACCTAATGGCTAAAGCACAAGTAGTGAGTACGGATTTCAGGGGACGGCACAATTCAGACCTCGGTAAATCGATCGCGCGCGTCAAACAGGGCGGCAGCTGGAAGAAACAGCGCACGATCGTAGTGCTGCCATCGGCAGACCTCATCCCGGCGAAGGTCGCTCTTTCCCACTGGTCACTGGTATTCCCGCCTAATCAGGCCGTGTACCGGCACCTCGCGCTGGGGCAAGAGGTAGGCGACGCCTACAGTCAGGCAATCTCTGACTTCATGATTCACGGCGATTTGAAGGACTGGGAATGGTTGCTCACGATCGAGCACGACAACATGCCGCCGGCCGATGGGGTCATTAAGTTGATCGAAGATATGGAGGCGCATCCCGAATACGCGGCGATCGGTGGCCTGTACTGGTGTAAGGGCGAAGGCGGATGCGCGCATATCTGGGGCGATCCGCGCGACGTACAGATTAACTACCGCCCACAGGTGCCGATACCTGACACGATTCAGGAGTGCTGCGGGCTCTCGATGGGATTCACGCTCTGGCGGCTAAAGACTTTCAAAGACGACCGATTGAAAAAGCCGTGGTTCAGGACGATCGCCGGCAAGGAGGGCGTCGGCACTCAGGACTTGCAGTTCTGGACGGACGCGAGGAAATACGGATATCGCTGCGCCGTCGATACGCGGGTACTGGTAGGGCACTATGACTACGACGGAAAATTCGGAGCGGCCGATACCGTCTGGTGAGTTAGTCGGCCCGTTCGAACCACACGAAATCCTAGTGATTCACGTCGTGAAGTCAGTTATATGGGCACGTCGCGGCGATCAGCAGCAAATGAAACAGATCAGTTGGCCTGAATTGCGCGACCTATTGGCAAGGTGGTTGACATGAGTGCAGCACCGGAAATCGTATTGAAGCATCGGCTGGACTTCGGCTGTGGTCCCAATACCGCGCAGGGGTACGAAGGGGTCGATATTTACCCGTTCGATGGCAAGGTGAAGCACGTCATGGACGTGCGTACTACCCCGTGGCCTTGGGCCGATTGCTCGGTCGAAGAGGCGCATTCCAGTCACTTCATCGAGCATCTCGATGCCGGCGAGCGCATCGTGTTTTTCAATGAACTCTATCGCGTGCTCGACTGGGGCGCGCAGTTCCACATGATATGCCCCTACTGGGCTCACGACCGCGCACTGGGAGACCCTACCCACAAATGGCCCCCGATCAGCGGCTGGTTTACGTTGTATCTGAACAAGGCATGGAGGGAGGCGAATGCTCCTCACGCTGATTTGGCGAAAACGAATGGTGCGTTTGGATACAGCTGCGATTTCGACTGTCCGACGACAGCGTTCGCGTGGGACGGTTGGCTGTCAACGAAGCATGATGAAGTCAAGACGTTCGCCATGCAGCGATATGTGAACTCGATGAATGACATTATTTTCCATCTCACCAAGCAGCTGCGCAAATGAGTTGGGAAGACGAAGGACAGGGTCCAATCTGGGTGCCGGTACTGCATACAGCAGAAAATCTCTGGGGGATCCCGCCGGATCTTCTGGCGCGCATCGCGTATCAGGAAAGTCACTTTCGGGAGGACATCATTCGGGGCACGTACGTTTCGCCGATCGGCGCACTCGGCATGATGCAGTTACGTTCCCCGTTCTTCACCTCAGTCCGCCGGCCGATACCGTTCACTGACGAAGACGTGGGGGATCAGATCGAAGAGGCGGCGCAGTTCCTAGTGAATATGCACACAGATACAAAGGACTGGCGCCTCGCCATAGCAGCGTACAACGCAGGGCTCGGCAACGTTCGACGGTATAAGGGCATCCCACCGTTCAAAGAGACACAGACGTACGTGGCTCAAGTCACTGCGGATGTGCCCTTGCCGGAGAGTGCATGACGAAGGTCGTCGACGCTAACGGTAATGCAGCAGGATGGCTCAAGGTTCTAGGATTCGGATTTACCGCATGGTCGATCATGCTGCCGGTGGCAGTATGGTTATTCGATGGCACCGTCAACAAACAGCTGGACAAAATCGAGCGCTGGAACGATTCGAATAACCTCGCGCATACCGAAGTCTTGCGCCGGCTGGATATCCTAGAGGAGCGGCAGGGGGCAGTGCTGCAGAAGAACAAAGAGCAGGATGAGCACATGCGATCGATCGACGAGCGATTAGAGCGACTCGAAAGGGGACGACGATGAGCCCGATCATTGACCTGCTGCTTGGGCCGGTGCTGCAGCTGGTAGAGAAATACATTCCTTCAGCGGAAGATCGGGCAAAGCTACAGGTAGAACTCTTGCAGCTGCAACAGAATCAACAGCTGAAGGAGTTAGATGCCCAGCTGCAGATCGCGACCGCGCAGAGTCAGGTCAATCTCGCAGAAGCGCAGAGTACGGAGAAATTCAAGAGCTACTGGCGCCCGTTCGTCGGCTGGATATGCGCGTCGGGCCTATTCTTTCAGTTCGTGTTCGCGCCTACCGCTACGTGGGTGTCGGCGCTATTTGGCAAGACGATCGTGTTCCCGACGCTCGACGGGAATACGCTGATGACCCTGCTATTTGGAATGCTGGGACTCGGCGCCTACCGGACGGTCGAGAAGGTCAGGGGAGTGGCCTAGGTATTTGGTTCCACAGCGCTTTGCGGGCGATGGCTTTCATGCACGCATCGACGGCTAATCCGCCGCCGGGTATCAGCATCTCCGCAATTTCCTTCAGCGCGGCGCGGAGGCGCTCGATCTCCTTCTCAGCGCAGCGCGCCTCCTCCATTGCTACTTTCTTCCATTCGATGAACAGCTCCAGCTCGTCGGCGGCTTCATGCGTCAGCGCGATATTCATCGTGCGCAGCCGCTGGATGAGATCACTCATTTCTCCCCCTTGAACGCTTCGCGGGCGATGTCGTAAGACCTCTCGTCGGTGCCTTCCTTACGCATGATCAGCTCCAGCGCCGCGCGGAGGCGGTGATAGTCTTGGATCAATTCTTCGTGATCCTCTACGCGGTGATCGAAA